TGGACGGAAGGCAGGCCGCTTGCTTCCCTGCGGGCGCTGAAACTCGAAACGCTGCTAGAACTCGACCGGCACGACATCGAACTACGCGAGAATTTTAACTACAAGGGCGTGCTGTTCAAACACGGCGACATCGTGCGGCAGCAGAGCGCCTACACCGCCAAGGGCGAATTCGAACGCGAAGGGTGCGCAGGCGTGACCGGGCATACCCATAGGCTCGGATCGTTCTTTGTGCGCAAACGCGGAGGCTCTTACGCGTGGGTTGAGTCGGGATGCCTGTGCGAACTCGAACCGGAATACGTCAACGGCGTTGCCAACTGGCAACACGGAATTACGCTGGTCACGTTTGAGCGTGACGGCAGCCAGTATTACATGCAGCCGATCCAGATAATCAAAGGGCAAATGATTTATGGCGGCAGGAAAATCATGGGCTGACTGCAAACTCTGCGGTAAAGCCTACACTCCCCAATGTCAACAATGTCTGCGGAGGCAAAAAACATGAAACTGTTTATCAATATTCTAGGCTGCGCGGTTACTTGGCCGCTGCTGTTTGTGGTGCGTACCGCCATGGTGCTGCTGGGCCTTGCCGTGGTGCCGATTGCGCTGATTTACCGGCGCGTGGTGCCCTCGGAGCGTGATGCGAGTTGGGCCGGTTGGCGGCTGGTGCGGCTGCCGTGGTGGGCGTGGCCGTGGGACAATCTGCGCGACGGGGCTATGGGTGACGTGCGCGGCACCTACTGGTTTACCCAAGCGCCAAAATGGGCCGATACGCCGCGAGAAAAAATGTTTAACTGGCTGGCGTTGCGCAACCCCTGCAATAATTTTTCTCGCTTCTGCCCCTTGCTGGCGGTGCATCTGGTCGGAAAACGCGTGGAATGTCTAGCCGGAACCGACGCCACCGTAAGCACGTCCTCGCCCGGCTTTCAATTCTGTCGTCTGGTCGGCTATCCGGCGTGGGGGCTGTATTACGTCAGTTCTTTCGCGCTGTTCGGTCGGCGTCTCAAAGTGAGACTCGGCCACAAGATCGAACCTCGGCATAACTTCGAGTCGTGGGACGACGTACAGAAAGCTCAGAAGGGCATCACCTTTACCGTGTCGCTCAAGGGAGTGTGATATGACGTTCTGGGACAACTTTCTAGGCAGCGGCATCGAAGGCGCGGCCAAAGGCGTCGGTACTTTGGCAACCAAACTGCGCGAGGCGATCACCGGCGAGGAGATCCAGAGCGACGAAACGCGCTACAAGCTGGAAGAAATCGCCAAGGAACTGGAACTGGGGGAACAGGCGCTGGCGTCAGCAGTCAATATCACCATGCAGGCGGAAGGCAAGAGCGAGCATTGGCCGCAGTGGTCGTGGCGTCCGTTCTGGGGCTTTTCCTCGGCGCTGGCGTTTTTATTTGTGGCCGGGCTGTGTTGCGTGTTGGCGTATCAGGCCATCTTGGGCGGGACGACTGAAGCTATGGCGATGATACCGCAGCTTGTCGGTTCGTTTTCGGCGCTGTTTGCCATACCTGGCGCGATTTTAGGCGTGACTGCGTGGCATCGTGGCAAAGAAAAGAGGGGCGTATGAAACTTGGACTCGGCTTAGGACTCGGCAGAGGCGGCAGAAGCGGCCCGCAGCCAAGAGAGTTACGCGTAAAAACCGAAACCAACCCGGACGCTTACGAAACATATAAACTGGCGGACGGACAGGTCTACTTAGTAAAACAGGAGGCTTAATACATGGCATATAACGCAGCATACACGGGCGCGCAGGTTGACGCCGCAATCACGAACATGATGGCACTGACCGGCGATATCGGCATGGCGACACAATCCAACTTTGTCGGTGCCGCCTACAACATCATCACCGATACATGGCAGCGCCTCGGTTCCGCGCAGGGGCTTGCCGTGGGGAGCTTCCCCGGTACCTACATATCACCGATCTACCAGCGTCTGCGCCGCGTTGTCCTTGCCGATGACGGGACGGTTTACAAGGGGATCAGCTGGGCGGACTTCCGCAAACATGAAGACGGCACGGATGTGGCGCTCGACGGCACCAACGGCCAGATCATGCTGGAATATTTGCCGGGCTACGTCAAAACCGGAATCTGGGGCGACTGGTATTACATCCTGCTCAGCCATCTGCCACTCGACGGGTTCTCTCTGCATCCGGTGTTTGGTGACAGCAGCGCGGTGTATCTCGGGGCCTACGAAGCGAGTCTGGTGCCCGGCCAGACCAAACTGTCGTCCATTGCTCTTGACCCACGCGACGGCACATCGCCGGTGTGGCCGGTCACGACGCGAACAGGTGATTGGGGGCACGCCAGTCTGACCACGGAGGCTACCGACACGCTGGCTGAGGCCCGCGGCGCTGGCTGGCAGCAGGCGGATTTTATGACGCGGCACTGGGAGCGGTTGCTGCTGCTGGTGGCTTTTGCGGGCTGGAATTTTCAGAGCATGGTCGGCAACGGGCGGACCGCATTAACCGATGGCGGATGGACCAACGACGTCAATATCGGGCGTTGTGGTCTTGGTGATGCAGCAGGCGGTTATCACAGTGCTGTGCAAGCCGGTGGCACGGACGGCTATCTTACCGACTATGCCCAGGTGCTGGGGATCGAGAACACCTACGGCAACATCTGGGATCGTGTGGTTTCTCTTATCAGTGATCTTGATGTCTATTACAAACTGCAGCCGCCATTCGATTATAGTTCTGTGATGGGATGGACACCCCTCGTAGACGCTTTGGGCGATGGTATTACGCTTCCCGACACCAATGGGTATGCTGGTGTACCTCATAGCGGGCTTGGGCTTGTCCTCCCTGCCGATGTAACTGGCAGTTCGAGCACCAAAATGACGGACTATTTCTACCAAGCGGCGGGTCTCCGCGTCTTTCTGGTGGGCGGTAACGCGTATAACGGTACGGCTGCGGGTCCGTTCTATTGGTATGCGTATCCCGCGGCTTCGATGACGTATGCGACTATCGGCGGGCGGTTATGTTACAAGAAGGTGACAGCATGAGGGATATAGCGGGCTACGAAGGGAAATATGCCATTACAGAAGATGGACGCATTTACTCTTATGGAAAAGGTAAAGGGAAGAATGTTGATGGTATCTGGCTTGCTACTCGGCTAAGCAAAAGCAGAGGTAATACACGCCGCATTAATGACCGTGTGCAAGCCGTGGTGAACTTATGGGCAGATGGCAAGCGTAAGGCCAAGCTGGTTCACCGGCTGGTTGCTGAAACCTTTATCCCTAATCCTGAGAGTAAGCCTGACGTGAATCATATTGATGGGGACTCGACTAACAATCATGTCAGTAATCTGGAATGGGTCACGAAATCTGAGAACATGCGTCATGCTTTTGATGCAGGGCTACTCAATCTGAACACCCCGGAAGCTATCGCCTCACGCTCTGCTAATGGCTACAAAACCTATCAAAATAACTTCCAGAAGGAGGAGGTCACACTATGAAGGGTTACAGTTCGCAACAACCTGAAACAATCGTGCCGCATAACGGCGGTTATCAGTTTCGGTTCAACATTGAACAAGTCTCCCGCGAGGTGGACGGGGAAACGGTCACCGAGTATCAGTACGACTATATCAACATGCCACTGGCCGAGGCTGGCGACGATGTGGAGCGTTGCTATCGAAAGACGGTGCGGGACCATCTAATGGACACCCTGACGGTCACCACGGCCAGCGGTAAGGTTTTCGACGCGGACGAGACCAGTCAGACGCGCATGACGCGAGTGCTTGCGGCAGCAGACGCCATCGGGCAACCTGACGCGGCATGGTCGTGGGTATTGGCCGACAATACAGTGGCGACCATAACCGCGTCGGAAATGCGCGAGGCGTTAGCATTGGCGATGCAGGCCCAATCGGACCTCTGGTTTGTATGAGGAGATGGGTAGCCTACAACAACGGGAAACAGATACCGTACCTACTCGGCGTCCTGCTGGCGTTTGACCAGTTCTGCGGCGCACTCTGGCCCGGTGCGGACATTGACGAGACGATCAGCAGCAGGGTAGGACGCAGGCGGGCGAAGTGCGGCGGCAAAATTCCGTTCTTGACGCATCCCTTGGCCGCGAGTATAGACTGGCTGCTGGAAAGGTTCGACCCAGGGCACACCATCAACAGTATCGGTAGTTGACACACGGATAAAAACAAAGGGCGGCGGGTTGACCGTCGCCCTACACCTACTCTCCCACCATTCTTACATCCAGGCACTCACACCCCACAACGCAAGTCACTGTTTTGCAACACCTTTCTATTTTTTCATATATTTATTTCGCAAACGTGTATTTTTTTCTTGCAGTTTTGCGAAAGAGGCGTATAGTTGAAATCAACAACGCCGAACGATCTTTGAAAACCGAATAGAGCCGAGGCCCGCAAGGGCTGTGACGGTCCCGCGCAACGGACGAATGCGCCAGAGCCCGCGATCCGTCGAATCGGAGAAACACTTTAACTTTAACGAGGTATCACATGAAAAATATAAGAGTTTCGGAAAAAACCTATAACGATCTTTTGGAGCTCATCGTTGCTAAACGGCGGCGCGGCGAACATATCCGCATCGGTGAGCTGACCGACAACGCTATGCAAACGTTTGTCTCGCAGGAACTGCGGCGGCTGAAAAGGGGGCGCAATGGAAACAAAGAAGCGTGCTGTTAAGTGGTTTATACAAAACTGTGGCTACCTTGCTGGCATCTTGTTCCTCTACGTCGTAGGTGTGTGGGGGTTGCTGGAGTGCATGGAGCGAGAGGACCGCATCGCGCAGCTGGAAACCCGCGAAGCGCAGATGATTATGTCGGAGTCGTACCGATGACGCGGCGATGCGCGTGGTGCAAAAAAATCACAGGGCAGACGGATGACGACGAAGAAGGGATTACAGACGGCATCTGTCCAAGATGCCTCACTGAATATTTCCCAAGCGAGGCGGCGCAAATCTTAGGAGGACATTATGAACACGAACCTGAACGATTTTATCAAGTGGCAAGCGGAGAACCCGGCAGCGCGTAGTTTCGAAATCAAATCAGAGCCTGCGCGTCATGGGAGAAAAGCATCGTTGAGCGCATGGGTTTACGACTATGACCTAATGGTCGGGCAGCGCGTCCACAGCGTTGAAGAAATTGACCTTGCGGCGCAACGCGAGAAAGAGGAACGCGAAAAGCTGGCGGAACTCAAAGCCAAGTACGAAGGCGCGGACGCATAGGAGGCCAACATGACCGCCGACGAATGGGTTGATTATTACATCGAGGAAGCCAAGCGGGAACTTGAACGCGATTGGGATTACGAAGGCGACCGCGAGGCTTTCAGGAAGCACATTGAAGAGGAAGGCGAAGAGGACGGCGTGAGCTACCTCTACTGACGGAGGACGAAATGAACGGAGTCGAAGCGAAAATCACGACCGGCATCGCCAGCCAGGGTGGACATTGGTACCGACCGGACGGCGCGGCCTGCTACGAAATCGAAAAGAAAAAAGGCGGGATGCGTCCTGTGGATATGCGGGACGCCAGAAAGCACAGACTTGTGCCGAGTGTTACCACGGTCATGAAGGTCATGGCCAAGCCCGCCCTTGAAGTGTGGAAGCAGAAACAAGTGCTTCTTGCCGCGCTGACCCTGCCGATGCACGACGGCGAATCCCTGGACGATTACGCCGCCCGTATCATGGCCGACTCCAAACAGCAGGCGATTGAAGCAGCACAGCGCGGCACCAACATCCACGCGGCCATCGAAGCGCATTTCTGCGGTGACGCCGTTGAGGCGGATTATATCCCCTATGTCATCGCGGCTACCGAGAAGATTTTTTCCATCGGTGCCGAGTGGGAGCCGGAAAAGAGCTTCGCGCATCCCTCCGGTTACGGCGGGAAAGTGGATTTGCACAGTAGATCGGCAAACGTGGTGCTCGACGTAAAGACCAAGGAATTCACCGAGGCCGACACGAAGAAGCTTATCTACGACGAACACAGCATCCAACTCGCGGCCTACCGTTACGGGCTGGACATGCCGACCGCCGCTTGCGGCAACGTGTTTGTGAGCGTGTCGGAGCCTGGGCTTGTGCAGGTGGTGATGCACGACGAAGAAGAATTGCAGCGCGGCTGGCGGATTTTTCAGGGGCTTTTGAGTTTGTGGAAGGAAATCAAGAAATTTGACCCCGCGTTTTAGGAGGGCGATATGAACACGCGTTATTGGGACCAGTTCAAATGCCCGCCACAGTCGGCACTTAAGCCGATACAGGCGGGGAGGCTCAAAGGCAAGATCGACATCAACCCGCAATGGCGGATGCAAGCCATGACGGAGGTGTTCGGGCCGGTTGGCATTGGCTGGACGTACACCATTGACAGGCTGTGGACGGAACCAGGGTCTGACGGGCAGGTGTGCGCTTTTGCCCTTGTTTCAGTGCGGATCAAAGACAACGGCGAATGGTCGGAGCCGGTGCCAGGGATTGGCGGGTCCATGCTGGTCGAGAAAGAAAGCCGGGGACTGTATACCTCCGATGAGGCGTTCAAGATGGCGACAACGGATGCGCTTTCCGTGGCGATGAAAGCCGTTGGCGTGGCCGCCGAGGTGTATTTAGGCAATCTTGACGGGTCGAAATACAACCGAACCGCCCCGCCACAACAGCGCAGAAACGGCTTTATCTCACGCAGTCAGCTTGCCGATATTGAAGCGCTGATCGCGGAGACCGGCGCAGACAAGGAGAAATTTTGTGAATGGCTGGATGTAAAAACCCTGGCCGACATTCCGACGCAACATTACGACAAAGCGATCAGGGCACTGGAAGCCAAGCGCCACGCTGCTTAACAGTCACGCGGCAGGTTTCGTTATGGTTCCCTGCCGCACCCCGCCCTCGGTAGTCGGGGGCGGGGAACACTAACCAGGAGGAAACACATGGTAGGAAAGTATTGCATTGTTCGTACGTATTCGGCTGGGGTTTTTGCTGGGGTGGTGACGGCGCGGGAGGGAAAAGAAGTCGTCGTTTCCAACGCCAGACGTCTGTGGTTTTGGAAAGGGGCCGCCAGCTTGTCGCAATTAGCGATGGATGGCACGAGCGATCCATCCGGGTGCAAATTCCCCTGCCCGGTAGACGAGGTCTTGCTTACCGAAGTCATAGAGATCATACCAACAACCGATCGTGGGAGGGCATCGATTGAGGGGGTAAAAATATGGCGACAGTAAACGGCTACGGCGACGGCTCCGGCGACGGCTACGGCGACGGCTCCGGCTCCGGCTCCGTCTACGGCTCCGGCTACGGCGACGGCGACGGCTCCGGCTCCGGCGACGGCTACGGCTACGGCGACGGCGACGGCTACGGCGACGGCTCCGGCGACGGCTACGGCTACGGCGACGGCTCCGGCTCCGGCGACGGCTCCGGCTCCGGCGACGGCTACGGCTACGGCGACGGCTCCGGCGACGGCTACGGCTACGGCGACGGCTCCGGCTCCGGCGACGGCTCCGGCTACGGCTACGGCGAAGTCGGACAACAATAGTTAACCCGCATCCCGGTCCCCGCTGTGGGGGCCGGGAACTTAAAGGAGGATTGAAAATGAACAGAGCGCAAAAAGTTGACCATATCAAAGGTTGGGAACTGCGAAAGGGCAAGGGCGAACTGTTGCGGCATTTATCAAGGAGACGGCATGAATTGTCCAAAATGCGGGAGCGAAAACGTATCAACTGAGAGACGTATTGACGGGATGAAAATGTGCCTCGACTGCGACTATACATGGCGCAATGTAGCACAGGCAGGGCATGTAGTAACAAGTTGCCACGAAGATAGAACATACAAGCGATGTCTCTGTTGTGTCTGCGGAGAAATCCACAAATGCACTCCGTCATTTGATTTTTACACCACCGACGACCACGGAGAGGGACTTGTCTGCGAAAGATGTTTTCACGAATACCTTGGGCATCGGCTGAACGCTGAAAAGTGGGTAGCGGACCTTAACGCATAACGACCAAGGGTAAGCGGCGGCGCTTTTTGCCGTCCTCTTGACCCACTGGTTGGCCGATTTTATTGGAGGATTTATGTCTGAGCAAAACGGATGGATAAGCATTGATGATGCGCGTTTCCCTTTGTCGAAATATGTAGGCGATGAAATTGTAATACGCACGAAAGCCAACAATGGGCGGTGGGTTTACCAGATCGCAACCGTAGACGAGGGCGGCAAGGTTGTGATTGACCCCTGCGTGATGTGTTCGCGGTGCGGGGGAACGCTGCAATGGAAACCGCACGCATGGAACCAGTTTTCAAAAATGCCAATGGAGTGGAAGCCGCTTGGCAAATTCATTGATGCGGACCGGTCGGCGGCACACGCGAAAGCCCATGCGGAAGATATGTACCATCGTGCGTTGAGAGCAGAGGAATTGCTGTACCGGTTTTACATTGACCGTGACAAGAAAGCGGAAGAGGCTATTTTAAACTTTGTACAGGACGGACTTGATAAGGAGGGTCTTTTGTAATGATAACCTCGTGTAACCACAGCGATAATATTATTTGATGAACCGGAATGGTGACTAAATGGAAATCACAATCGAAACATACGGGGATGGACACAGAGAAATAACCATCGACGCCAAACGGTATTGGGTGAAAGAAAAACGTAATTTCCAACTGTCGAGCGTTGGCCCAACCATGGACAAAATCCCCTGTCGGGTGACGGCGTTTAAAGTGGAGGAATCATGCAAATAGTCAAAAACTTTTGTGATGTTTGTGGGCTTGAGATTTCAAACGCGCTCGGGAATTATCCTGCGACTCTTAACATTAAAAACCCTAACGGGAAATCGTTTTTCGATGCCGGTTTCCGGCGTACACAAGGTACGCGTCTTGAAATTTGCCATCATTGTATGCACAGCGTATTGAACTATTTAAAAGAAGCCCACACCTATGAAAAAACCATGGTGAAACCATGAAACAGCGATTTATCCTTGCCCACGCAACCGCCCGTCAACGCGCACTGTCTGCCGTGGCAAATGCGCCGGATGGGATGGTTGTGGAAATTAAGGAGCCAACTAGAAGTTTGGAACAAAACGCGAAACTCCACGCCATGCTTGAAGACGTGGCGAACCAAGTTGAATGGCACGGTATGAAGCTGCACAAGGATATATGGAAGCGCATCTGTACGGCGGCAATGCTACGGGAGATCGGAGAATCGCCCATGCTTGTTCCGTCGCTTGACGGCCACGGCATCGAAATCATCTACGAGAAGACCAGCACCATGGGCAAGCGCATGATGGCGGCGCTTATCGAATGGGTGTACGCGTTTGGGAGCGAGAAGGGCGTTCAGTGGTCGGAAAGGGTGGCGGGATGACCGCAGCCGAAAGGAAGCACATGGACGCAGTGGCCTCTCTCCCTTGCCTGATTTGCGGAGCAACCCCGGTAAGCCTGCATCACGTCAGGCGTTACGGCGAGACTCGCAAGCACAGCAAGGTGGTGCCGCTGTGCTACACGCACCATCAAGGCGCGGAAGGTATCCACACGTTAGGCAAGCGCGAGTGGGAGCGCCGCTACATGACCCAGGACGCCATGCTTGCCGAGGTAGCACGGAGGCTGCAACAAACATCCATTGGATAATGACAACAGGAGGCGTTTTGAAACGATCGTACAGGACGCATCATCACTCGCTTTGCCCGACCTGCGGGCGGCGGTTCATCGCGTATCACGGGAAAATGTGCAGGACGGACTTGATAAGGAGGGATTATGAAAATGCAACAGATAAAATTAAATGAACCAGAAACATTACCTACGGACGGAACTATAGTGTTGCTGTTTTTACATGATGGGACGGTATGTAATGCGTTTTTCTCAAATTTTTCTCCGACAAATGACGCAAAAGACGACGGCGAGTATGATTGGATATGTTGTGAAGATAGGTTCTTGATAGATGGTCACGACACGCACCTTATTCGTGGTTGGCTACCGTTATGCTATTTTGAGGGGTTTGTATGATAACTTCCTGTAACCACAGCGAGAATATTATTTGCGGTTCTTGCCTGATGAAAAATCACCAAGAGAAGCAGGTTGCTGAAAATTTGTTGCGCGGCGAACTACTAAGACGGACGTTGCCGTATCTGGAAGCGTCGTTACTCGGGAGGTTATATTCGGAAATGCAAGGTGCGCACAAGAATAAAGCACTGCATAAAGCACTTGAGCAAGAATGCTCGGACCTGGAAACACTCATTGAGGAAATAAGGGAGACGATATGAACGACAACAAAACGGCCTACACAAACAAAGACTACCCAATCCATAGCAGCGGCCCGTGGTCTGTCACATCGGGGTCTGCCCCAGATCGTGCAGGCCGCTTGATCGTAGAGGACTGCCACGGCAACCCGGTATGCGCCACATCTGCACGTGGTGTGCAAGGGCGAGTGCAGATCATGGAGGCAAACGCAAAATTGATTGCCGCCGCACCTGAAATGCTGGAAGTGTTGCGCTGGCTGGATGCTGAGATGGACTGCCGAGACAACGAATACGGCGGGGTGCTGTTTTCGCGTGGCGATTTTGAAAAGGTGCGCCTGGCAATCAAGCTGGCGATGGAAGGATAACGACCAAGCTAAGCTGTCTGATCGCTGGAGGCCAGAATGTTGACTGATGCTCAAATCGAGGAAATATAAGAGGAGATGGCCATGATTAACGATGACGCCGTGACATATTACCGATGCAAAAAATGCGGGAAAACGGTCTGCGACACAACCGGAGAATTGCCGATTTGGAATTGCGCCCTTTGTGGGGCCGGAGCTGAAATGCTCGAAGACCATAAAGCAAACTAACGATTAAGGTCAGAGCCCGGCGACGAGACGGACGAGCCGCACTGACCTCAACGAAACACGCCGCCGGTCTTCCGTTCGATGGACTGGCCTGGTTAGGAGATGACAATGCCAGATTTTGAACGCCTATTTCGGAGCGTAGAATTGCATACCGCAGCAACCCCAGAAGACGCGGCCTATATCCGTGGCAAGCATGACGGAATGGACACGGCCAGATGGGAGATAGCCAAGCTTGCCGCCGGGTTTTTCGTTGGGCTGTTGGTTTGGACACTGTTCTCCTAACGATCATGCTCAGGCGCGGCGACGCGACGGATGCGCCTTGAGTAGTCATTTTCATCCGTCGTCTGGAGATGCTGGTTATGGCTGAATTTCAGCGTGAACCTCGGTATGTCGTTTTCAAGATCAAGGACATTGTAAAGGAGTACCCATGTGTGACAACTGTAAATGCGCGTGTATTGATTGCGAGATCAAGCAGAGGGCGATCAACGAACAGCAGCGCATTATCGACGAATTGCAAAAGGAAAACGACCGGCTGAAAAGCATCAAGGAGTCTATTTATAGATGGGCTACCAAGCACCAGGGAGGGCACTTTTGAAGATTATCGGTATTGACCCCGGCAGCGAAGAAACCGCGTATGCGCTCATTGATGAAGAATACACGGTATTGGAGGCGGCCAAAGTGCCCAACGATGAATTCCTCGATTGCGTGTTGCCGGGCATGCTGGACGGCGGCAAAGAGTTGGCGGTGGAGAGTATCCAGAGCTACGGCATGGCGGTCGGCAAGAGCGTGTTTGAAACCTGCTATGTGATCGGGCAGATACAGCGCATCGCCAAGATTAACGGTACAGCCTGCTATCTGTACCCGCGCCCCGAATATGCCAGGGCGCTGGTCGGCGGCATGAAGGTCAAGGATTCGATGGTGCGACAGGCATTGATGACGCGCTTTGGCGGGGATAAAAAAGGGGAACCGCTGCATTTACTCAAGGGCAACAGCGACAAGCGCAGCGCCTTTGCCATCGCGGTCTATCACGCAGACAAGCGGAGGTTTGCGGCATGACAGCACAACAACAGGCGCTGCGCAAATTCGGCAACCTGCGGCAACTCCACAAATACGCCGAGGAATGCAGCGAGGCGGCAGCGGCGGTCAATCGCTGGCTGGCGGAACCGACCCCGGAGCATTATGCGCAGATGATCGAAGAAATGGCGGACGTGGAGATTTGCACCGCTTATCCGAGGCTGATCTTTGGGGATGACGACATTGACAAAGCCGTGGCATCGAAGCTTTCGCGGCTGGAACGAAACTTAAACAATCACCTTAACTGTGGAGCGTAACATGGCGAACGATCTGAACTTGTGTCAATTTATTGGTCGGCTTGGCAAAGATCCTGAACAGCGGTTTTTGCCCAACGGGGATGCAGTCGTCAATTTTACTTTAGCGGTCGGCTGGAAGGGCAAAGACAAGGAAGGGTGCGAGTGGGTAAACGTGGTGGCCTTTAAAAAACTTGCAGAAATTATCGCAGAGCATTGCACCAAAGGCCAGCAGATTTACGTATCCGGCAAGATGCGCACGCGCAAATGGCAAGACCGTGACGGGGCCGACCGCTACAGCACCGAGGTGGTTGCAGATCAGTTTCAGTTTTTAGGCTCTAGGGGCGACGCAAACAGCCAAGGAAATACCAACACAGGGGCGCGACGAGAAAGTGACTCACGCGGCCAGCACGGAAGCGAGACGGGTGGAGGCGGCGGCTATCAGGATGCGCCGTTTAACCCGGATGATGACATTCCATTTCTGACCATGCCGGAATGCCGTTTTGACGGAGACGCATTGTACCGCACTCAACTATTTTAACGGTGGGTAGTCGTGACGTTCAGGAGGATTTAGCATGCGATACGAGGATTTTTTGCAGAAAAAAGCCGTGGCGGACGCGGCAACTGGAATACGCGCAGACGTTGGAATAAACCCGGCACTGTTTGATTTCCAGAAAGACATTGTGCGATGGGCGTTAAAGCGCGGGAGGGCAGCGCTGTTTGCCGATTGTGGAATGGGCAAAACAGCCATACAGCTAGAGTGGGGGAAGCATGTTCATGAGTATACGGGCGGCGATGTGTTAATCCTGGCTCCGCTGGCCGTGTCAATGCAAACCGTTAGGGAGGGCGCGAAGTTTGGCATTGACGTGAAGTATTGCCGCAGCCAAGAACAAGTATCTTCAGGAATCACAATAACCAATTATGAAATGCTTGGCAAATTTAATGCAGACCATTTTGCTGGTGTCGTCCTTGATGAATCATCAATTTTAAAGAGCTATACCGGGAAAATAAGAAACGAGATTATAGATGCGTTCAAAAACACGGCCTTTCGTCTGGCATGTACCGCAACGCCAGCCCCGAACGATCATATGGAACTTGGCAACCATGCAGAGTTTTTGGGTGTGATGAGCCGTGTGGAAATGTTAAGCATGTTTTTTGTGCATGATGGTGGAGAAACGCAGAAATGGCGAATCAAAGGGCATGCTCAAAATGATTTCTGGCGATGGGTGGCGTCCTGGGCAGTCATGATTCGCAAACCGTCCGATCTTGGGTATGACGACGGAGGATTTATTTTGCCGCCGCTTGAGATTAAGCACCACGTCGTCAAAAAGGATGAGGCCCCAGATGGGTTCCTGTTCCCGGTCGAGGCGCTTACGTTGCAGGAGCGACAGCAAGAGCGGAAAGCCACTGTGGGCGAACGCGCCAAGCTCGCAGCAGAAATTGCCAACAACACGGACGGGCCGTGCCTAGTATGGTGCAACCTCAACGATGAATCTGCCGCAGCAAAACATTTAATTGACGGCGCGGTAGAAGTGAAAGGATCTGATAAAAACGAGCACAAAGAATCTGCCATGCTCGGCTTTTCGGATGGCAGTGTTAAAACGCTTGTCACCAAACCAAGCATCGCCGGGTTTGGCATGAATTGGCAACATTGCGACACTATGATTTTTCTCGGCCTGTCCGATTCCTATGAGCAATTTTATCAGGCGGTTAGGCGATGCTGGCGGTTCGGACAAACCAAAAAAGTCACGGTCCATGTGGTGACGGCAGAAACCGAAGGGGCCGTTGTAAAAAACATCGAGAGAAAAGAAACCGACGCTGATCGAATGGCGTCAGAAATGGTGAAATATATGGCGGGTATTAACACCGATGAGATCCACGGCACAACGCGTCAGACTGTTGACTATGCGCGTGGGGTTGAATCATCCGAAAATTGGATCTTATACCATGGCGACTGCGTTGACGTGACGCGGGAAATCCCCGACGACAGCGTGCATTTTTCGATATTTTCCCCGCCGTTCGCATCGCTTTATACCTACTCGGCCAGCGACCGCGACATGGGGAACTGTAAAACGGATCAGGAATTTGCTGACCATTTCCGGTTCCTGGTGCCGGAACTGTTGCGTATTACTAAGCCGGGGAGGCTCTGCGCGTTTCATTGCATGAATCTTCCGACCAGTAAAGCGCGCGACGGGGTTATCGGCATTAAGGATTTTCGCGGGCAACTCATCAAAATATTTCAGGACGCTGGCTGGATATATCACAGCGAAGTTGTGATCTGGAAAGACCCGGTGACGGCCATGCAGCGCACCAAGGCGCTAGGATTGCTGCATAAGCAGCTAAAAAAGGATAGCTGCATGTCGCGTCAGGGCATCCCGGATTACCTGGTGGTCATGCGCAAGCCGGGAGAAAACCCCGAGCCAGTGTGCGGTGAACTTAAGTATTTCGCGGGCGACCAGTCGACGTTTAAGCAAACGAAAAATTTGTCAATCGACGTGTGGCAGAGGTACGCATCCCCGGTCTGGATGGACATTAACCCGTCCAACACATTGCAGCGTACTTCCGCTCGCGACGATAAAGACGAACGGCACATTTGCCCGTTGCAACTCGACGTTATTGAACGGTCCTTGCAACTGTGGACCAATGAGGGCGACACGGTTTTCTCGCCATTTGCCGGGATCGGGTCAGAAGGCTACCAGTCATTGAAAATGGGTAGAAAATTCGTCGGGGTTGAATTGAAAGACAGTTATTTCAGGCAGGCCGTTAAAAACCTCGTTGAGGCCGACACCAACACCGCAAAACAAATGAGTTTAATCTCATAGGGAGGCGCGACAATGACACAGATCGAATACACCGCAGCACTCGACAAACACATCCGCTACGCCGAAGCATGGGCCGACCAGGAAACCGGAGTATGCCCGTCTAACCGCAAAAACGCCGTGACGAAATGGGATCGCCATTACGCCTTCTACATGGACGAGGTACGCCGCAAACTTGGCCGCAAAATGAGCTACGACATTTGCCCGTCACTGCTCCGTATGCCGCACTACGACAAAGGCATGTACTCAAAGCGCGACGTGGCGCAGTGGGTAGTCCTGGCATCCAGCGCTACCGACCTGACAAAGCGGTTTTGCGACGCGAAGACGGCCAAGGATAAGTTTGGCGTGAGGACGTGGCCGGAGGTTGTGCAGGCGGCAAAAGCTTATCTTGAGGATAACCCGTTAAGTGCTGAATTGGCGGAGTATCGTGCCCGACTCAACGCGTACTATGACACACAATGCCTTGACAAAGCGGTGTGATTTCGGTAAATTGGAAGGTGTCTAGGTCAACATTCTCAGGGTTCCCGTTACCACATATTGGAACAGCTACGCCTTTATTGCGCGTTCAGAGCGGCCCCGAATCGCTGGTTTAAACCCTGCATGTTGACCTAGACACTCAACAGACGGGCCAGTGGTTCGGGGCTTTTTTAATTAACACACGGGGGGATAATGGCGAGACCGGCAAAAAAAGGACTTGATTACTTTTCCCACGACACAGACGCAAGTACGAGCCGTGAGGTTGAGTATCTTGAGGCAAAATATGGACTCATAGGGTACGCATTATTTTTTAAAATCCTTGAAAAGATATACGGTCACGAAGGTTATTACATTCCCTGGACGGAGATTGACGCTTCTATTTTCGCCAAACATTGCAGCGTTGAAAAACACGTTCTTGATGGGGTTGTCGAAATCTGTCTTGAGCTTGATTTGTTCTCACGGCGGGTTTATGACGCCAACAAAGTTTTGACATCCGCGAGTATCCAACGGAGGTATTTACAGGCCACGGAAAAGAGGGCAAAAGTTGAAATAGTTTCAAAGTTTAACTTAACAAAAAATATTCCCGCAGAAGAAACGACACCTAAAAATGATTCTGCTGGAGTTTCCGCAGAGAAAACCCCTGTTTCCGTGGAAGAAACCCGCATTAAATCGTCGGAAAGTACACAAAGTAAAGTAAAGGAAAGTAAAAGAAAGAAAAAGAATAAAACCACTAGCGATTTTCGTTTGCCAGAGTGGGTGCCGGAAGAAGAGTGGGATGATTTTGTTTGTATGCGACAGGAGATTAAAAAACCCCTCACAGACAGAGCGAAGACTTTAGCCGTCAATACACTTTGCGAGTTAAAAAACGCTGGGAACGAACCAGCGGCGGTATTAAAGCAATCGGTTCTTAATTCATGGAGCGGTCTTTTTGAAGTTAAAAACAGGGCACAACGAAAGTTACAAGTTGTTGGCGGAAACCCTAAAAACGATGACGGGCTGGTGTGGTGATGAAAACTTTTACCGATTACGGAATCAGCGTACCACACGGACGGACGGGGGAAGTGCAAACGACCTGCCCCCAATGCTCAGAATCACGCCGGAAGAAAAACGCCAAGTGTCTCTCCGTCAACGTCGATGAAGGCGTGTGGACCTGCCATCATTGTGGGTGGGCCGGTTGCCTCAAATCCGGCGAGGACCGCAAGGCCAACGCGAACTGGTGGAAACCGAAAGCATACCGCAAGCCAGAATTTAAACCGCAGACGCCAGAAGGCCGCGTTTACGAGTGGTTCAGCAAGCGAGGAATCAGCAGGGCAGTGATTGACCGTATCGGCATCTCCTACGGCAAGGCATGGATGCCCCAGGTGGAGGATTATGTCGGCACCATCCAGTTCCCGTTCAAACGCGGCGACGAGGTTATCAACGTCAAATACCGCGACGGGCAAAAAAACTTCCGCCAAGAGCGTGACTGTGAACGGGTGTTGTTCGGGCTGAACGATTTAGCGGAAACAACCATCATCGTTGAGGGCGAAATCGACAAGTTAAGCCTTGACGAAGTAGGGCTGACCAACAGCGTATCCGTACCGGATGGCGCACCGGCACCTGACGCCAAGAACTACACGGCCAAGTTCGATTTTCTGGAATCCTGCAGAAAAGACATCGAAATCGTCAAGACATGGATTATCGCCGTGGACTCGGACGCACCTGGGGCAACGCTGCAAGAGGAACTTACGCGTCGGTTTGGCCCGGATCGCTGCAAGATTGTCATGTGGCCGGAGGACTGCAAAGACGCCAACGAAGTTTTAACAACGCATGGCAAAGACAAACTGCGGGAGTGTATCGCGCAAGCCAAGCCCTGCCCCATATCCGGCATCTATGACGTGCTGAGCATGGAGTCGCAGATTGTCTCACTGTATAAGCAGGGCGTTGACCGTGGCGTGGATATTGGTTGGGGCAATATGCGCGATATGCTGCGGGTGCGACCCGGAGAGTGGACGGTTGTAACTGGCATCCCTGGGTCCGGTAAATCCGAATGGCTGGACGCGACTGTTTTAAACCTTGCGAACAAACACGGCTGGCGGTTCGGGATCTTCTCGCCGGAAAATCAGCCGTTGGCGCAGCACTTCGCAAAGTTGGCTGAAAAGCATATCGGCCTGCCGTTTTTTGAAGGACCAACGGAACGCATGAAACCGGAAGACCTGCACCGGGCGGCAGTCTTCGCGCAAGAGCATTTTTATTTCATCCTGCCCGGGGAAGAAGACGGTTGGGGGCTCGACGATGTTTTAGGTCTTGCCTCTGTGCTGGTGACACGGCATGGCATACGCGGTTTAGTGATCGACCCATGGAACGAGATTGAACACGTCCGACCAGCAAGCATGACGGAGCCGGAATATATCAGCCTTGCATTGACCAAAATCAGGAGGTGGGCGCGGAAACACGGCGTCCACGTGTGGCTGGTGGCGCACCCTACAAAGCTGCGGAAGAACGATGACGGCACATATCCGGTTCCAACTCCCTACGACATATCCGGCGCTGCCCACTGGCGCAACAAGGCCGATTATGCCATAGCGGTACACCGGCCCGACCAGCGGCAGAATTTAAGCGAGGTCCACGTTCAGAAGGTGCGTTTCAAAAGTATCGGTAGGTTGGGCGTGGCGCGGTTTACATGGGACAAAATTACCGGACGGTATACGGAGGTATACGATGTTCAAAGCAATGAAGGAGATGATTAAACTTCCTGTCCCCGTCGAAGAAGTGGCGGCGGAACTCGGGGAAGATTGGGAGAAGATCAAAGACGATCCGCGCTTGGTAATGGGATACGCGGAGAGCATCGCGACGATACGGAAGGTAAGACGCGGCGAGGTGCCGGAGGGGTGGACGGGGATTTTCGAGTGCGCGAACTGCGGCCCGGTGTTCCTGTCGCCCGGAGGACCGGAGAAGATTTTAGGCTGTCCGTGGTGTATCAACATGGCGGAAGGGTTGCAGATACCGCGACCGGACAAGTAACCTATTGGTGTGGTTGCCGGGGTTCTCGCGGTTCGGGAATCTGGACGAGATAAGGAGCGTGGCATGACACACAAGGACATCATCGCGGAGCATTTCGAACAAAGGGAAGCCGTATTCAGTCGCCGGGTGCGAGGGTATGTAGGCGTGTGCCCGTTTCATACAGAGAAAACGGGCAGTTGTAATTACAACGTGGAGAAAGATACGTTTTATTGGACTTATTGAGTTGGTGCCAACACTTGTCAAGAAAGAACTGGGCTGATAAAATGCACATTGGTATTTTTGTTGAAGAGGTGTGCAAATACAAAGGGTGGAGACTGACAGCATGATGCCCAAAAACTAAGGGAGGTGAGACAATGACCAAAGCAGAAAAACTCGCGGCACTGCAATACTGGCAGACCGCGTATAAAAACCTAGATGCCGCATTTGATTCGCTGAAACCGGCGTTAGGTTATTTGGTGGGAGGGGCTCTCTGGGATGCGGTCTGGTTTACGTTTGTGCAATACACAGAAATATTGGAACAACTTTTGGGCGACGATAGCGGTTGGCTCAGTTGGCACTGCTACGAAAACGACATGGGCGCAAAAGGATACGAAGCTGGATACGGCGAGGACCTGCGGCCCATTGAAGACCTTGACGATCTGCTGTGGCTGATCGAGGAAGGGGTGAAAAATGATTCTGCTGAAACCCTCGTTTGAAATCCTGAACATCACCCGTGACCCGCTGCGACTGATCGAGCGGGCGGGGCGGGTATGCTACCGCTCCGAGGACAAAATCGCCGATGGCAGCGCGGAGAAGTTCTGCCGCATGCTGATAAAAAATGGCCACGAGTCGGTCCTCGAACACGCCCACGCTACGGTTGAGATCGTCACCAGCCGCGATGTGACACACCAGATGGTGCGGCACAGGCTCATCAGTCCGTCCCAGGAAAGTCAGCGCTATTGCGATTACTCCGGGCATGTGCGGTTTATCATCCCGGAGTGGGCAACGATCGAACCCGACGAAATGACCAACCTGAACGCTGCGGATGAGTACGTTGAGGATGCCGCCGATTGGGAATGGCTCACGCAGGTATTTGAGGCAGAAACCGGGTATCAGCGCCTGCGCGAACTCGGAAAACGCCCGGAGCAAGCGCGGTCGGTCTTACCCAATTGCACCGCCACCACGATTGTCGTTACGGCCAATTTCCGCGAGTGGCGGCATATTTTCAGGCTGCGCACGGACAGCCACGCCGACGCGGAAATGCGCCGGATGATGCAACCGCTGCTGGCGGAAATGCAAAACCTGGTGCCGGTGGTGTTTGACGATATCGGAGGCGATCATGGCACCGAATAAAGAAGCTGCGTTCGGCCTGTCCTTTGCGCTGGCACTGTACCCGGGGAAAATCGACGCACGGTATATTGACCTGGCGGCGCAGGTGTTTGATACGCTGGAAAAACAGGCGACGGATGGGCTTAACGGATAATAACCAGAAAGGGAACACGGATGTCAATGAACCTGGATGAAAAGGAGACAACAAAATGAAAATGACGAATTCTTGCGACAACCCGAAGGATTGCATACGAGAAGAACGCAAGCCGATGGTAAACGAAGTTCTTGGCGTTGCTTGTGCGTTAGTGGAAAGGGCCGAGTTTTTACGGGATCGCGCGCACCTTAAACTCGCGCCGGTTATGCGTGTCATCCCGCTGCTCGGCGAGGCTGGCTGCGAGGCTCAGCCGGTAGAGCAATCACGACCGCCACTGTTTGAGGAGTTAATAGCAAAGTTTTCTGCTATTGCCCACGCGCTGGACGGCATTGAGGATGCGCTGGACCGCACGGAACTCTAGCCAACAATCCAAACAAAACGGAGGCGCACATGCTCAACTGGCGGCAAAAATACCGCGTATTCAGGACCGCATGGTTGTTGCGACACGAAGCTGAAATCTCACCCGACGCTATCCAGCCCTCGGAGCGCGTGCAGACAGGGGGCAGGGGTGGAGGTCGGGCGATGCTCGAATGGGCCGTTGATTTCTTGAGCTGCGGAGACGCCAAAGCCTTGGCCCCGATGTATGTGGAGGGGAAAGCGGGCGACCCGATCCCCAAGGAACTGCGCAAACCGCATCGCACGTTCTGGCGTGAGGTGGGGCGTCGGAGGTTGGAAAACACAGGACTGCGTATTGCGGCGCTGGTGTATGGCACGACGGGTCAGGGCGACACGGGCGAGTAAAAAAATTTGGCCTGGCGCATAAAAAGGGCAAACGGCCATAGCGCAGCAGCGGCGGTTTTTGCCGACTGTCTGCCGCGTTTGGTTAGACATTCTAGGGGGTGGAACTTGATAGGAATACAGCACGTCAACAAAATTCGGGAATACTGCGATTACGTGGAAGAACACCTGCTGAACGTGGAAAAGGCATGGAAGATTCTGCAAGAAGCCTGCAAGGATATGAATATCATCTGGGACGATTACCTGTTCTGGGGCATCGACGCAATGGTGCAAGCTCATGATGTGAGCAAAATGTCGGTTGAAGAGTTCGTCCCGTATCAGCGCAATTTCTTCCCCTTTGGAGAGAAGGACGCAAGCGGTTTTGACGCGGCGTGGCAGCACCATCTGGAACACAACCCGCACCACTGGCAGAACTGGACGAAGATTGAAGAGAAGATGCCAAACGAGCAAGCCGCGCACTGCGTCTGCATGGTCATTGACTGGATGGCAATGGGGATGAAGTTCAACGACACAGCGGAACAATACTACGAGAAGAACCGCGACAAGATCGAGTTGCCAGAATGGGCTATCAAGTTCATCGGTGAAATCTTCGAGCGGTTGCGGAATGTCTAACGGCCATAGCGCAGCAGCGGCGCTTTTTGCCGCTCCGCTCGAAATGCTGGTTAGCAAACACATGGAGGTCATAGTGAAATTGTTTGACTCCTTGCCACACGGCAAAACCGGTGTAGATATAGGGGCGTTTGACGGGGGGATGCGAGAACTCCGACATGACGAAATAACCAAGAGTTTTATAAAGGCCAAGAAGATGGTTTTGAAACGTCTAGAAAAAGAACTCAACGAGATCAAAGAAAGAATAAATTTCGTTGAAGCTCTAAATGAGTGCGATTGTCCGGAGATTGCAAACCCATATTGCTAACGACCAAGCTCACCGGGGCGGAGCCGCGTAGCGGCGGGGCATCCGGTGCAGCGTTTTGTTGGGCGTTACGGCGCCAGAGAAAGGAGATAACGATGACAAGAAGATGCGCCCGGATGACCTCGATGACGAGATGTGCGACGACGAGGGCGCGTACTGGCCGCATGACTGGCAGTGGATGGGCAACTACACGCTGGCAGCGATTGATGCTGCAACGGAAGTGAAGCCCGACTGAAGGGTTTACCAAAAAATCCCTTGAAATTTTCGCACGGCGATGGTAACTTATGTACCAGACTACCGATGGTGAGTATGGATAGGCCGTTACGGAAACGTGGCGGCCTTTTTCTTTTGGCGCGTATGGACGACATTGACCGGATCAAAAATGAAATCCAGCGCATCGCATGGACGACCGACCCGCAAGAACGCATCCGGCTCAAAACCCTCAAGCTGCGGCTGTTTCGGCTGTGCGCTGGGGATACCGGCACATGGCCGCGCGATTATGAGGAGTTACCGGACAGCGACGAGGATCTGATGCCGTATCACGCGATGGCGCAGCGGGTAAGCGAAGAAGATAAATTTTAACGCTGCGGCATGGGGCTGCGGCGCAACGACCGAGCAGGTCGATTTGACACGGGCGGCTCTCTTCGGAGGGCCGTTTGTCATTGGAGCGGCTATGTTGTTTTCCAAAGCGGTGCCGTCTGTCCAGCGACTGCGGCAAACATAGTACCGCTGACCCATCCTATCCCGTCCACGAGACGGTGACGATCCAGCGGCAAAGGCAAGCTCTGGCCTCAACCGAGCCGGAAGCCCACGACACGGGCACCTCTCCTCCTAGCCGCTGCTCCCCTCCTGAGCAGCGGCACTTTTTTGGGAGGACAACCACAGGAGGGCGGAGGGGGCATGGAGGCAGTAAATCATCCGGCGCACTATACGGACACCGGCATGCGTTGCGATAAATGCGGCGCACCCATCGAGGTTATCCAGATCACGCGGGAACTTAATTTCTGTCTCGGCAACGTAGTGAAATACGTTTTGCGCGCTGGGAAAAAAGGCGACGCCATCGAGGATCTGAAAAAAGCCGCGAAATACATCGAATTTGAAATCGAGCGGAGGAAGGGATGATTCTTGCCGAGGTTATTTTCAGATTATGTTCTTTGTCATCGATGGTTTTTGGGTTTTTGTTCTTCTCTGGCGGTGAGTTAGACAAAGCCATTTTTGCAATACTGGTGGCAATACTCATGCACAGGGTGGCTTGCGATGGATAAAACAACCGAGCGTCGGGACTGGCGCACTTGCAAATACAACGAGTACCCGCCCGACTGCGATATCTGCCTCGACTGCGCGAAACTCAAAAAGGGCGGCGGCGTGGAGATGACACGATATGAAAAAGCCCCGGACTAGCGGGGCTGATTAAGCATTAGGTTGATCGCAACTTCTACCGGTCCTGGTATCGGCCTCGCCCCCTGCCGCCACATTTCGACGGCACGGAGCGAGACTTTCAGGGCGTCGGCCAGTGCTTGGTTGGTGAGGCCGAGGCGGGATTGGGCGGTTTTGAGTTCATCGGTGGTCATAGACCGGTAGCCGAACATGATGCCGTCGGTGTCTTCCCCTCTGGCGTACACGTAGACGCCGTGCGGATAGTTGTGCTGTTCCGTGTACCCGTTGATCTCAATCTCTTTAATCTCGCGGTTCTTGATGGCCCTTACGATGGAATCTTCATCCAGGCACTTGCGCAGCATGACGGCGATTTCGCTAAGCAACATTGGTTTCATGGTGGCCTCCTTCACAGGCTGTGGTGTTTGATGGCGGTTTTAAGGTCTTCAATGGTCCAACCTTGTTCGCGCTCCTTGCCGTAGACCTGTTGCATTTTGAGACCGTCGAGTTCGCCGAGTGAGCGGATAAAGTCGTTCCACTCAATGCGGCGTGTTTTAGTTGTTTCGATGTCCCATTCGTCCCAACGTGCTTTTTCTTCGGCGGCTTCGATTTCTTTCAGTTCGGTTCTCAGGGCGTCTATTTCGGATTGGTCATAGGTACCGCACTCGCGGGCCACGCTACAATCCTTGATTTCCAAGGCGCGGAGGACAGATGCTTTACGGTCGGCCAAGGTTTTAGGGCGGTTTGATTCTGCTTCCATTTCGCGGCGGGCAAGTTCTTCGCGGTAAGGATTGTAGCCTTCTCCACCTTCATTCATGGCGTTATCGTATTTGCGGGCCGATTCGATCAATTGCGCGGCGGTCATGTTTTTCATTTTGTCCTCCTGTTGTTGGTTTGTCCCTCACTGTGTAAATACTATACCACACAATGTTCGGGGTGTCAACAAGGAAAATGCAAATATTTAAAAATATTTTACGGGCGGTCTAGGCATGACCCGGAAAAATCTTTAACCCGTATCGCCAGATGCAGAAACGCCCCGGCATATTTGGGCACCGGCAGATGCCCGTTCGCCCAGCGCGAGACGGTAGCGAGGTCAACACCCAGCCGCTCGGCCAGCTGCGCTTGCGTCCAACCGAGGGTCTTGAGGGCGTGTTTGAGGTCGGCGGCGGTCATGGTCTCTCCTTATATGTGCATGGTGCGTAATCAAGAGGGTGGCCACCGATGTGGCCCGGCTTAATATTCCACCCGCAGCGCCGTTGGTCGATCATGCTTGCGAGTTCGGAGCGTAGAGCGTTGCGCTGCAAATCAAAACCATTAAAGTGATGCAGGTATAGAAAATCCTTTGAACACTTTGGTGGAGGTTCGTTGTTTTCTGGGTCAATTGGTGATGGGCTTTGGCTAGAGGCGCACGGGGAGTCATACCCCCACCTCCCGGTTTCTGTGTCGTAAATGTACCTGCCACCAAGAACGGGGTCAGGGTTACCAGAAACGCGGATCAGAGACGCGTCTCCAAGCAGCCTAGCCGACTCAAATTTAAGGTGAGCAAGGCCAGAAAGAGAAACGGAAGAGACGAGAGAACCGTTGAGATAGATTTCGTAAGTTTCCATGATGCCTCCTGTGTGGTTAGTTTGTCCCGCTGTGGTGGTCAAACGATTTTTTTAAGCAGGGTGAATTCACTTTGATGAACAAGTTCGGCACCGTCAACGCGGTAGATTCCTTCAAGCCAGCTGTTGCCGTCCCATATTTTCACATAAGCGAAATCATCCCCAAGGTGGACGGCGTAACCTGGTGTGCCAACGGTAGATGTTTCGGTGATTTCTTCGTGGGTTTTTTTTAGATCGGTTAATTTCATGGTTTCCTCCTGGTTAGTTGGTTTGTCCCTCTCTGTTGTTTAAATAATACCGCACCATGCAATGTGCGTCAAGTAAAAAATTGATAAAAAGTTGACTTTATGAAAAATAAATCGCAGGCCAGTATCCGCGCAACGCAATGTTGTCCACTTAAGCGCCGCGTCAAACTCGGCATCTGCGAGATGGACGTAGTATGCAACGGCACCCTGCTGGAGTACGGCAGCGGCCCGGATTTGGTGCTGCGGTGCGTGGAGTGTGGGAGTCAATGGACGATGGATGGAAAGGAGGGTAAACAATGAAAATACCGAAGCGTTTTAAACTTTTAGGCGCGACCATAGATGTTGTCGACAACCCAAGTCTACAAAGGGACAGGAATTGGGCTGGAAGTTCAGACTACCAACAACACAAAATTGAGCTTGTACCGATATCCGATAGTTTTGAGGTGTCTCGCGCATCGTATGAACAGACATTTTGCCACGAACTTTCGCATTTCCTTTGCTACTACGCCGGGGGTGTTATAAATAGTAAAATCGGAGGGTTTTTACACCAGGACGAAGAATTTGTCGACCTGCTCGGCGTGTTGCTACATCAGGCGATAACAACTATGGAATATGAATAGGTTTGGGTTATGGCGCTGACGCCAAAACAACAGCGGTTTGTCGAGGAATACCTAATCGACCTTAACGCGACACAGGCTGCGATCCGGGCTGGGTACAGCAAAAAAAACGCCGACAAAATAGGCTCGCAGTTGCTAGGCAAAACTAGGGTGGCTGCATCTATTAGAGATGCGCAAGAAAAGAGGACACGGCGGACAGAGATAACCGCCGATTACGTGCTGACAACCATCCGCGAAACGGTAGAGGCGCTGCTGAACGACCGTGAGAAAAACGCGGCCAACATTTTTAAAGGGTCGGAGCTGCTCGGCAAGCACATCAAGCTGTTTACCGACAAACACGAAATCACCGGAGCGGATAGCGGACCGATACAAATAACTGTTGTGCCCGTCAAGGTGCCTGATGCAGATTAATGTCGAGATACCCGAAAAACTGCTGTTTCTGCTCACTGAGCGGGCGCGGTACAAAGTCGCTCGTGGCGGACGCGGCAGCGGTAAATCATGGTCATTCGCGCGGGCGCTGCTCACCCTCGGAGCGTCGCGGCCTATCCGTGTGCTGTGCGCTCGTGAGGTGCAAAAGAGCATCAAAGACTCTGTGCATAAGCTGCTCAAGGACCAGATTGGGCATTTGGGCATGGGGACGTTTTACAACGTGCTGGACGCCGAGATACGCGGCGCGAACGGCACCGAGTTTTCGTTCACCGGCCTGTCCAGCCATACGGCGCACACCATTAAATCATTCGAGGGGGTGGATTATTGCTGGGTCGAGGAGGGGCAGACGATCAGCAAAAAATCATGGGACATCCTGCTGCCAACGATCCGCAAGGACGGCTCCGAGATTTGGGTCTCGTACAACCCCGAATTGGAGACCGATGAAACCCATCAGCGGTTTACCGTCAACCAGCCGGACAACTGCATCAACGTCCTCATCAACTGGAGCGACAACCCTTGGTTTAACGACGTTCTCAACCAGGAGCGGTTAGAGTGTCAACGCAAACAGCCTGACGACTACGACAACATATGGGAGGGTCTATGCCGTCCAGCGGTGGAAGGGGCGATTTACTACCACGAAATTCAAAGGGCGGAGCAGGAGGGGCGCATTTGCGCTGTTCCGTACAATCCGCTACTCAAAGTGCATGTGGTGTTCGACCTCGGGAAAGGCGACTCGCTGTTTGTCTCGATGGTGCAAAAACACATGAGCGCTATCATGGTAATCGATTGCATCGCCGGGACGCACTTTAACCTCAATTCCCTGTCAGTGGATCTTCGCACACGCCCATACAACTGGGGCAAAATGTTTCTGCCGCACGACGGATTTACAACCACCATCAATGCGCCGCGCAGCACCGCCGAAACCATGCGGGCGCTTGGATGGGACGTGGTGCCGCGTGAGGTCATCAAGCTGCATGCGCTGTCGGTCGAGGAGGGTATCCGCAACGCTCGCACGGTGTTCCCGCAGACCTATTTTGATCGGGATCGCGCCGCGCCGCTGATCGAATCGCTCAAGCGCTACCGGCGGCATATCAACCAGGCAACTGGGGCGGCATCTGATCCTGTGCATGACGACGCGTCGCATGGTGCAGACAATTACCGATACATCGGCTGTAACGCGGATTTAATGACCAACGATAACGACTCGGACTGGGACGAATTCGAGGAATTCCGCAACGAGGGCGGGCGCAACGCTGTAGGGGGGTATTGATCCCCTTTTTTTACTCGGAACTTACGCAAAACTTACGCAAGGGCATCATGAGCATACAATACCTGCTGGACAACGCGGACGCGGTGAACCTCTGCGACAAGATCGATAGCGATCAACTGGCCGAGATCGCGACCCGCTGCATTGAGGATTTCGAGTCGGATTACGGAAGCCTAAGCGAGTGGCGCGAACGCACCCAAGCCGCTATTGACCTGGCAAAGCAGACGGTCGATGAAAAGAATTTCCCGTGGGCGAACGCAGCGAACATTAAATACCCGCTGATTACCGAAGCGGCCATCCAGTTCAATGCGCGCACCTACCCGGAGATTGTCAAATCCGGCGAGATGGTCAAGGTTCGGGTTATTGGTCGTGGCGATTCCAGCAAGGACGCCAAAGGCAAGCGCATCGCAAGGCATATGAGCTGGCAGCTGTCCGAGGAGATGACCGAGTGGGACGAGGACACCGACAAGCTGCTGCTGTATCTGCCAATCGTTGGGACCGCGTTTAAAAAGACCTATTTTGACACCACCTTGCAACGCAATGTGTCGGCATGGCGTCAGGCGGATAAGGTGGTTTACGGCTACCACTGCGAGTTTAGCCGCGCCCCGCGCATCACGGAAATTATCGACCTGTATCCGCAGGAGATCGAGGAGCGGGTACGCGCCGGAATTTACCGGGATGTGGATCTCGGTATGGGGCAGGACGTTGACAAGGACATCGCGCAGGAGATTTTAGAGCAGCACCGGCTGTTGGACCTCGACGAGGACGGTTACAAAGAGCCGTATATCGTCACCCTGCATCGCGAGAGCAAACAGGTATTGAGGATTGTCCCACGCTATGACGTGGACGGCATCCTTGTCCGCTACGAGGGCCAGGAGATGACCCTCGGTAAAATTCGGCGCATGTTGGACGAGGCGCGGCAGCAGGCGCGGCAGGTCATGGTGCAATACGAGCAGCAAGCCCGCGCCATGCTGGAGCAGGGTGTCCAGCCCCCGCCCCCGCCGATACTGGATGTGCCGGAGTTTGACACCAAAAAGGCCAAACTGCTGCGCATCGAGCCGCTGCAATATTACACCAAGTTTGGGTTTATTCCCTCTCCGGATGGCTCCGGGTATGATCTTGGGCTTGGGCAGTTAATGTTCGGCATTTCCAATGCCGTGGACACTCTCACCAATCAACTGCTCGACGCCGGAACACTGGCCAACATGCAGGGCGGGTTTATTTCGCGGGGCCTTAAAGTGCGTGGCGGAAACGTGCGCATGGCCCCGGGGCAGTGGGTGCCGACCGACAACGCCAGCGGGTCAAGCCTGCGCGATTCCATTGTTCCGATGAACTACCCAGGCCCGTCCGTGGCGCTGCTGAACCTGCTGACGTTCCTTGTGGAGGCTGGCAAGAGAATATCGTCGGTACAGGACATCATGACCGGGGAGCAGGGGAAGAACGAAACCGCCACCACCACTATGGCGAGGCTGGAGCAGGGCTTAAAGGTTTTCAGCGCCATTTACAAGCGCATTTATCGCAGTCTCAAACAGGAATTCGGCAAAATCTATGCGCTGAACAAGAAATACCTGCCGGAGCAAGCCTATTTCCGCGTGCTGGACGAAGAAGAAGCGGTCGCTCGCAACGATTACGATGATTCTCTGGACGTGGTACCGGTTGCCGACCCCAGCATTGTGACCGGTGCGCAACGCATGGCGCAGGCGCAAGCTCTGTTGCAGTTTGCCAACGACCCGTTCATCAATCAGAAGGAAATCCGCAAGCGTTACCTCGAAGCGTTGCAGATCGAGGGCTTAGAAACGCTGATTACCGATCCACCGCAGCCACCGCCCGACCCGAAAGATGCGGAGTTGCAACTGAAAGCGGCGCAGATGCAGGTGGACGCAGAGAAGATCAAAGCCGAAATTACGAAAATTTATGCCGACGCGGTTAAATCCATTGCGGAGGCGGAAGCCAAGGAAGCCGGTATCCAGTTAGATCAGTACAAAACCCAACTCGAACAGTTAAGGATTGCGTATGACAGAGCAGCAGTACCAAGCGGACCCGTTGACGGCGGAGGAATTCCGGGCATGGAAGCACAACCCGACGACCTGCAAAATTTACCACCTGTTGAGACAGCACCAGGCATGGCACAAGGACCAACTGTTGGCGGGATGCCCGATGGGATTGCCTAGCGCCGACAAAGTCGTGCAGCAGTACGCCAAAACGCTCGGCATCATCGAAGGGATGGACAAGTTTCTGGAAATGGAGGTCGCCGACTATGATTAAGCCGGTCGAATACAAAGTGCTGGTGCTGCCAGAAGATGTGGAGGATAAAACCGAGGGCGGACTGTACCTGCCGGATCAGGTTAAGGAAAAGGATCGGATGGCGCAGTGCCGCGCACAGGTAATCGCTATCGGCGGCAACGCATTTGAGGAATGGAAAGGCCGCGTTCCGCAACCTGGCGACACGGTATACATGGCCAAATACGCCGGATGCACGTTGCAACATGACGGGCGGCAGTATCGGCTGATTAACGACAAGGACATCGCAGCTATCGAGGTGACGGCATGAGTGAGCAGATCGAGCAGGAAAACCCCATCGAGCAGGAAGCCAAAGCGCAGGGGTGGGTGCCGCAGGACGAGTTTAAAGGCGACCCGTCGAAATGGCGCAGCGCCGAGGAGTTTGTCGAGCGTGGCAAACAGATCACCCCGATCCTCAAGGAGCGCAACGAAAAACTGGTCCGCGATATTGAACGGCTAAACTCCAAACTGGAAAGACAAAGCGAAGCGGTGCAGGAGCTGATGCAGTATTACTCCAAGGCCGAACAGCGAGCGTACCAGAAAGCGTTTAACGAACTCAAGACTAAGCAGCGCGAGGCGGTAGAACTCGGCGATACCGCAGCCTATGAAGCGGCGGAGCGGGAAATTGACGAACTGACCAAAACTCCGCCGCCGCAGCCCAAAGCCCCCAAAGCCCAAAACGAACCGCCCGCCGAATACTTTGATTTCCTTGAGGAAAATAAATGGTACGCGGAAGACCGGGAGCTTGCCGAATACGCGGATTTTATCGGCACACGGCTGGTCGGCACGGTGAAGAGCAACAAGGATTTTTACGCCGAGGTCGCCAAGCGCGTGAAAGCCCGTTTCCCGGAAAAATTTGACAACCCGAAGCGCAGCACCGCGCAGGCCGTCGAAGGCGCAGGTAGCCCCCCAAAGGCCAAGGGGCGCGGCTATAACGACCTGCCCGCCGACGCCAAAGCGCAGTGTGACCGGTTTGTCAAGGAAATTCCTGGGTTTAGCAAAGACGAGTACATGAAACACTACCAGTGGGATTAAGGAGCAAAATATATGGCACGCAGTAAAGCGGAACGTAAACAGCGGATTCCTCTGGGAACCCTTCGCGCCAAAATGACCGTTGACGAGGAAACCCGCGAATTGTACCGAGGCAAGCGGTTGCGTTGGGTCAACGATACCGCAGACGGGCGCATTCAGAACGCTGAAGATGGCGGGTACGCGTTTGTATCCGCGACCGGCCAGGAGCAAATCGGCGAGGGCGGCAACGCGAACAGTGATTTGGGGGGGAAAATATCGCGCATTGTCGGCACCAAAGAAGACGGCTCCCCGCTACGCGCTTATCTGATGGCAATCGATGAGGAATTGTATCAAGAAGATCAGCAAGTCAAGCAGGAGGAAGTGGACGAGATCGACAGCCAGATACGCAACGGCGCGGTCGGTAGCGTCAAGCCCGGTCAAGACGGGCGCTACGTCAAAGACATTTCCTACAAACCCTAAGAGGCTCGGCCTCTTTTCTTTTTGGAGCTTTAAATCATGGCAAATTCCGATGTTGTCAAAGGGTTGATCCCGGTCATGTACCGGAACGGAACCCCTTATAATGGTCGGTGCGGGAAATATTACATCCCGCCCACCGACAATACTGCCGTATATGTTGGCGATCCGGTAAAACTGGCCGGTTCCGCCGATGCTCGCGGCATTCCTACCGTCGCCAAGGCATCCTCCACCGATGTCATGGTGGGCGTGGTGGTGGGCGTGGAGCCGGAAACCGCCGACTCTCTGCGTTACCGTGCCGCATCTACCGGGCGCTATGTGTTCGTCGCCGACGATCCTGAGCTGCTGTTCGAGATTCAGGAGGACAGCGTAGGTGGTGCTCTGGCGGCAACCAGCGTTGGCCTGAACGCAAACTTTGCCGACGCGGGCGGTTCGACCGTGACCGGCTTTTCCGGTCTGGAGATCGATTCCTCGACCGCAGCCACCACCGCAACGCTGGATTTTCAGATTGTGCGGCTGGTGGACCGCGAAGACAACGCCATTGGCGATAATGCCAAATGGCTGGTCAAGCTGAACAATCATCAATTCGTTGACGGCACTACCGGCGTCTAAGGAGTAAATAAATGGGCGTAATTTATACCTCGAATCATCCTAAAGCGCTGTGGCCGGGGGTTAAAGCCTGGTTCGGGCGCATGTACGACGAGCACGTCGAGGAATACAGCAAGATTTTTGATCGCGATTCCTCGACGCGGGCCTACGAAGAGCGGGTCGAGTTGACCGGCTTCGGTTTGGCTCCCATCAAAAACCAGGGCGGCAGCATTTCTTACGACTCGGAAACGCAGGGCATCACCTCCCGGCTGACCAACGTCACTTATGCTCTCGGCTACGTTGTGACGATGGAGGAACTGCAAGATAACCTGTACGAGATGGTATCTAAGCGGCGCTCCAAAGCGCTGGCTTTTTCCATGCGGCAGACCAAGGAAACCGTTGCGGCCAATATCCTCAATCGGGGCTTTAACGGTGACTATACGGGCGGAGACGGTAAAGAACTGCTTGCCACCGACCACCCGACACTGGACGGCACCCAGAGCAATGAACTGACCGTCGCGGCGGACCTGAGCGAAGCGGCCCTTGAAGATCTGATGATTCAGATCATGCAGGCCAAAAACTCTCGTGGGTTGCGTATCGCGCTGAAAGGCGAAAAGCTCATTGTTCCTCCGGCGCTGTTCTACGAGGCCAACCGCATCTTGAAATCGGCATTGCAGAACGACACCGCCAACAACGCAGTAAACGCACTGAAGGCCACCAATGCGCTCCCTGGCGGCATCGTCCTGAACCACTATCTTACCGATTCCGACGCTTGGTTTATCAAGACCAACTGCCCGGAAGGTTTGATCTATCAGGAACGTATGCCCATGGAGTTCGAGCAGGATAATGACTTCGACACCAAGAACGCGAAAGCCGCAGCCGTCGAGCGGTACGCCTTTGGCTGGGTAGACTGGCGCTCCATTTACGGGTCTCCCGGAGCATAACTTGTAACATAGCGGGGGCTACGGCCCCCGCCTCACATGGAGAATAACGCATGTCCAAAACTCTTTTTAAGCTATCCGGACCAGTCGGAGCCACCTTTGAGGTAGTGGACAATTCCGGCACCTGTGAAATTCACAGCGGAGGCACCAAGGTAATTGGGGCCCAGGGCTCGGCTATTACTGGGCTGACGGATAACAGCGGCGGTACCGCCTCCGACACTATTGCCGCTATTGGTGCAACCTACGACCAAGCCGAGGTACGAAACGCAGTTGCATCGCTGGCGGCGAAGATTGAAGAAATCCTGACCGCACTCGAAACCCAAGGCATTATCGCATCGTAAGGTGGCTAAATGGCAAACACGATTACAAAAACGGAACGCCTCGACGGTTCGCGCAAATATGTGCTGGAAGTGGAAATCACCGGCGACGGCAGCGGCGACGAAACCGCAGCACCTTTGATTGACGTGTCCGGTCTCTCCCCGGCGGCGGAGGCTATCGCCATCGAGAAAATTTACTGGGCGCTGGACGGCTTTTCGGCGCGGCTGCTGTGGGACGCCACCACGGACGTGGACGCGTTTGTTATGCCGGAAGGCGAGGGTGGCATCGATTTTCGCATGGTCGGCGCTCCGTTGCAAAACACGTCGGGCGCTGGGAAAACCGGCGATTTGCTGCTGGCGTCTACCGGGCTAGGTGCCACCGGGCGCGGCTTTATTCGCATTGAGGCTTACAAAAAATGACCTATATCCCCGGCAATCACTGGCTGATTTGTGATATCACCGGCCTGAAAATTCGGCGCAGCCGGGCGGTAAAGACGCATGACGGTCTGATGGTACGCCGGGACCAGGACGATGGCAGGCACCCCCAGGAAGACGTGCGAGCCCGCGCCGACAACACCCGCGTCAACAATGCCAGGCCTCGCCCAGTAGACGTTTTTCTATCTCCCGGCGACGTTACGGAGGATGACCTGTGAGCACATCCGGCAGCACCAATTATAGCACCACGCGCAACCAGATTATTTATGATGCGTTGCTCCTGCTCAACGCGATTGCCGCGCAGGAAACCGCCGACGCGCACAATTTAGCGTTCTGCGGGCGCTTTTTGGACATGATGATTAAGCAGTGGTCGCCAAAAATGACGGTCTGGCCGACTAAGGACGTTAGCGTCACGCTGACCCCTGGGACTACCTCTTATACGATCGGTACCGGGCTGGACATTGACGAGCCGCGCCCCTTGCAGGTTATTGCCGCTCGTCGCCAGGACACATCCGGCAACGAGATCCCTATCGACGTGGTGTCGCGTGATGAATACATGGCGATCCCCACCAAGACCACGCAAGCCCCTCCGACCATGGTGCATTATGAGCGGTTGCGCACCAGCGGCACACTGTACGTCTGGCCGACCGGTGACACCGGCAGCACCGCGCTGATTCTGTCGGTCAAGCGGGCGCTGGAGGATATGGACGAGGGCGGCAACGAGCCGGACTTTCCGCCCGAGGCCCTGCTGGCACTGGTCTACAATCTTGCCGTGCTGGTCGGACCGGCCTATGGCGGTATCCCCCAAGACGTGGCGGCGGTCGCCTTGCAACTCAAACAGGAACTGCTGGACGACGATACCGAAAACACCCCCGTTTATTTTCTACCGAGGTTTAACTGATGGCAACTCGCGCACGACATTTTGAGGCGGCACTGGCCGGATTCCGCGACAATTCCGGCGACTCGCTAAGCGGGGGCAAACTGCAATTTTATGTGCCCGGCACCGCCACGGCCAAGAACGCCTTCACCGACCGCGACAAGACCGAAGCCGTGACGGAAGTGACGCTTGACTCCAACGGCAGGGCGGAAGTGTTCGGGGACGGCTGGTATGACATCAAACTCCTCGACGCCTCCGGGTCTACGCTGGCCACGTTTGAATATGTGTATCTGCAACGGTCTGCGTTTACCGTCGAAACGAAAACCGCCGATTTTACCGCCAGTACAGATGTGGACGTTTATCTGGTGGACACCACCAACGGCAACGTGACCGTATCCTATCCCACGGCGGAAAACATTGAATATCCCATTGAGATAGCCAAGAAAACAGCCGACGCCAACACCGTCACCATCGACCCCTACGGCAGCGAGACGATCAACGGGGCGGCAACCTTCGTGTTGAGCAACCAGAACCAAAGTGCCATGGTAGCGTCTGACGGGGCGAACCTCTACACCCTCGGGGCCTTTGTCAACACGGCGGTGCTGGCGACAAACGCGGAACAACTCGGCGGCACGCCATCGGCACAGGTGTATATGACAGGCGAAGTGCGTATGTACGCGGCGGCGTCAGCACCCACAGGCTGGCTATCATGCGACGGGGCCGAAATAAGCCGCACTACCTATGCCGCCCTGTTTGCCGTTATTGGCGAGACCTATGGGGTCGGTGACGGCAGAACCACCTTCGCCCTGCCTGATTTTAGAGGGCGCGCCCCGATCGGCATCGGCACGGGTAGCGGGTTGACGGCCCGCGCCATCGGTGACGAGACCGGAACCGAAACCCACCAGTTGACGATAGATGAAATGCCTGCCCATAACCACGACATCCTGGGCGGAGACAGTACCGGGGGCGGGCAGAACATGCGCGTTACAAACTCGGCAACCACTTACACAACAAACATCCAAAGCAAAGGCGGCGGACAGGCGCACAACAACATGCAGCCGAGCCTTGCCGTTAATTTCATCATCAAAACGTAAGGTAGCCTATGCCGTGGGTTGATTTGCCCGTCAAGGGCGGCACATATAAAAACATCGACGAAGACGCGCTGAACGCGGTCGGTAGTCAACTGCTCGACGGCTATCTGGACGAGTTCGGCAACGTGGTTTCGCGTCCCGGGTTGGTGGAGTTCTGTGACCTCGGGACGGGAGAGCCGGTAGACGGGCTTTTTTGGTGGCCGGTGCAGAAGGTCGGTATCGCCGTCAGCGGCAAGAAGGTGTTTAAGCTCACCGACCGCAACGGAAATTACACCGATGTAACAGGAGACGCGCCGGAAAAACTTATCCGCCCGACTTTCGCGGATTTCGGCGCGGCGCTTTATCTGGCCAACGGCGGGCGAATCCTCAAACTAACACCCACCGGCACCACGGCGGCACTGGCGGACGTGGATGCGCCTACCGCCGTCAATTTCGTGGCGGTGCTGGATAAATACCTGTTCGGCGCGGAAAAGGATACCGCCATCGTGTGGTTTTCGGACGTGGCCGACCCCGACGCGTGGAGCGGGGATTATTTCGAACCGGAGAGCAAACCCGATAATGTAGACGCTCTGCACGCAGAGTACGGAGAGATTTACACGTTCGGGCGCGAATCGACGCAGCGGCACTATAACGACGGGGCAACCCCGTGGGCCAACGACAAACAGGGCGAGACGGGGCGCGGCTGGTCGGCCCCTTACTCCATTGTGGCGGCGGACAACGGATTTTTCGGGCTGGACGAAGACCGGCAGGTGGTCAAGTTGCAAGGGACCGTTCCGCAGATCGTCAGCCCGGCCGTAAACGCCTACATCCAGTCGTTTGAGACGGTATCCGATGCACGCGGCGACCATGTGATTATCAACGGTCGTCCTTTTTATATCCTCAGTTTTCCGACCGAAGGGAAAACGCTCGTTTTCAACTACACCCTGCCCGGTGACGTTCCGGCAACCTGGTTGGGCTGGTCGGAGTGGACGCGGTTTAACCCCCTTACGGCTGAACATGAGGCGTTCTTGGGCAACTGCCACGCCTATTCCGACCTGTGGAACATCAACCTGGTCGGCGACCGGAGAACCGGCAAAATCTGGAAGCTCGACCCCTCCGCGACCTCGGACGGCGGCGGCACCATCCGCACAGTGCGGAGGACCGGCTTCATTGACCACGGGAAGTACGGCTACAAGCGCTCCCGTTCCCTGCGGGTCCGCATCAAGCGCACCCAACAGGGAGGTAAATTGCTGGTGCGGTGGCGCGACAACGCGCAGGAAAACGCATGGACCTCTTTCCGCGAGATTTCACTCGGCGGCAGCGGCGATCTGGAGCAGATGGTGACGATCCACCAACTCGGGCGCTATCAAACGCGGCAGTGGGAATTTGTGATGGCCGATAACAGCCAGCTTATCCTCATGGGCGCACAGGAGCTTGTCGAATGATAAAGCCGCCACGCTTTAACCAAATTTCCCCTACCAAAGCCCCCGACTCGACGGAGCAGGAACGCTTTTACCGCAATCTTGCCGACGCGCTGAACCGCCTTGACGACAGGGTTGCCGGGGCGCAGGCGGACAGCACGGCCTCGACGGTCGGGGAACTCGTCGCGGACTTTAATGCACTTTTGGCAAAATTACGCACGGCTGGCATCATGAGCAGCTAGAACGGAGCAAAATATGATTGGGTCTATCGTCGGCGGCGGGCTGTCCGCAATCGGCAGCACTGCCGGTGGCCTCATGGCCGGAAACGCCGAAAAAGCGGCACTCAACTACCAGAAGGGTATGAGCGAAAAGAGCATTTTGGGCCAACTCTACGCCAAAAACATGAACGACTCGCTCATGGCTCCTGGGTACGGGGCATACCGCGCAGCGACCCCGCTTCTGACCTACATGCTGACCGGCGTAAATACCAACGGTGATTTTACCGACGCCGATATGCAGGAGCTTAACGCCCTGCGGGACCAGAAGCAGGAGCTTTTGCGGCAGCAGTCGGCCTACATGGGCAGCGCCACGGGGAGCCGGTCTAATCAGAGGAAATACCGGTCTTTGCTGGCCGATATCAACGCCAAACTGACGCGGATGTCCGACCTCGAAAACCGCTACGCGGCGGATCAGGCGATCCAGCAGGTCGGCAGCGAAGGCTTTATCCGCAACCCCGGTTACAACTGGCAGAAACAACAGGGGGAAGAAGCGGTCAACCGCGCACTGGCGGCTAGGGGTATGTATAACAGCCGCGCAGGGGTTAACGCCCTTTCCGATTTTAACCAGAATTTAAACGCAAACACCTACCAGCAGCAGGTAAACGACCTTTACAACCTGTCCAACCTAGGGCGGGGCGCTTCGGCCACGGGCGCGAGCCTGAACCAGGGAAGCGCAACCAACGTTGGAAACACGCTGATGAACACCGGGCAACTCGTCGCCAACGGCATGGGCAACTACGGGCAGACGATGGGCGGCACGGTGGCCAACGCCCTCGGCGCACTCGGCACGGGTATCAGCAATTACAGTTACATGAACGCACTTGGCGACCTCGGCGGAAGCATTGCCAACATGAACAGCAGCTACAACCCGATCGGCGGTGCTTTCGATGCGTCAAAATATAGCGTAATGGGGTGATGAATGGACGCTAGACAGTTTTTTGAACCGACCTACAACGCCCTTGCCATGGGGCCGCGACTCGCAGAGCAGAAACTGGCCGTACAGCAGAACAACGCGCTGATGGACCTGCGTCGCCAGGGCATGGAAATGGATCAGCAGCGGTTCAACCTCGAACAGGACCAACTCGCAGCACAGGTAGAGCAGCAGCAAACCAAACTGGCGGAGTTGGCGCAATTTCGTCAAGCGGCTGGGCAACTGGAGAACACACCGGAAGGGCATGCGCAACTGCAACGCCGGTTCCCGATGCTTTACAAGGAAGCAGGGCTTTCAAGCATGCTGCCGGAACTCTCAGCGGATTATCAAACGTACCTGTCCGGTATGGGAATGCAGAACAGCCCGGAGGCTTACCGGGCATGGCAGGATTCGGTCATTGCGCAGAAACGTGCCGGGGCAACGCAGGTTAGTAATGTGATTTCCAACAAAGTCGGCGAAAAGGGCATGACGAAACTTGCCGAAAAAATGGCGGAAAACATCGTATCGAGAAGGGCCGATGTTGTTGATGCGGCCAACGGGCTGCAAACCATAGCCCAGGCGGAGAATTTGATTGATGCTGGAGTCATAACGGGGACCGGGGCAGAGTTTTTGCTGAATGCGGGGAAGGCCCTGCAACGCATTGGAGTAAAGGTCGATGATGATGCCATCTCCAACACCGAAGCCTATACGGCTTTGATGGGGAAAGAGGTCGGAAGCTTAATAAGAATGTTCGGTTCCGGTACAGGATTGTCTGACGCCGACCGACAATATGCGGAAAAAATAGCAGGCGGGAAAATTTCGGTAAATGAAAAATCGCTCCGGAGAATCCTCGCTATGAACAAAAAGGCGAGAGTTAACCTCATCAAAAACTACAACCGCGAAGCCAGACAAGCCATGAGTAGGCCGGGGGCAGACCAGCTACCGTTTGATTTGGTTGTCCCATATGAAGAGTCGTCGGTTACGCCAAGCTTACGGCAAGAAGCGCCGCCCGGGGCGATTAAAAAGCTGCGAGAAAACCCAGGCCTTGCCCACTATTTCAAGGAAAAATACGGATATTTGCCGGAGGGCTTTTAAGTGAGCAACCCTTTTGACGAATTTGACGACGCATCTGGTGGAAACCCGTTTGACGAATTTGACGACGCATCTGGTGGAAACCCGTTAAAAACCGGCAAGAAACAACAGAAAAAAACTACAGGTGCAAGCGGTTCGTGGGACGTGCCAGAGTGGAAAAAGCGTGTGTCTGATACGGCACATACCGCCCTGCCATTGCTCGGAGGCATGGCCGGGGGCGTTCTTGGTGGCGTTGGCGGCGGAACGGCCGGATCAATTGTTCCCGTTGCTGGCACTGCAACGGGGATCACCACGGGTGGCGTGGCGGGCGGCGCGCTAGGATACGCCATAGGTGAAACGGGGGCGGACGCTCTCGACGAGTTCCTGGGAGTGGTCCCGGTGCGGACTATGCAAGAATCAGCCAAAACCGCAGGCGGCAACCTGCTCGAAGGGGCACAGTCTGAAGCGTTGGGCCTTGGTATGGGCGCGGCCGTTCCGCAACTGTGGCGCGGTGTGAAAGCTACCGCTCGCGGCGCAAAATCATTATTCCCCATGACGCAGCAAGGGGCGCAAAAAGAAGTGTCGCGGCTGCTCACGGAATTTCGAAAAACTGGCGACCGTAAATTGCTGCAACAGGCGCAAAATGTCGCCGATTCTGTTCCTGGGTTTAAATTCACGCATGGTATGGGGGCCAATAACCGCGACCTGATAAGCCTTGAGCGCAGCGTTATCAGCGGGTCGGCAGGCAAGCCCGGACTCGAAGGGGTGCAGGGACAAGCCGACGATATGTTGCAAGGCAATGTTCGTGCGGTTGAATCCAAACTGCGAGGCATGCAAAAGGGCAGCAAGGCCGACTTTGTAGATGAGTTGTCACAACAGCGCGGCGGCATTGAGGCCGAACGCACAGCCCTAGCGCAAACTGACGGACAGTCCACGGGTAAACAGATTCTGGAAGCCATCGAGACGGCGCAAACCCCATACAAGGAGCAAATGCGCAAACTCGAAGAGTTGATACCGGATTACCCAATACAAATCGACAGCACCAGGACCACTATCAAGGAATTATTGGGCAGCAAGAAATTAAGTGATGAACCGCTTAAAGAAGTGGAAAAAATAAGCAACGCGATTGCCCAGCGATTTGCCAAAAAGGGCAGCACGTTGCATACCCTTATGGGCGCGCGCCGGACGGTAAACGACGAAATCAGCAAAGCTTCCACGCAGGGCAAAGATAGCGTCGTGGCGGCGCTGATGCAGATCAAATCTTCGCTAGACGAAGATGTCGCGGCGGTAGCGTCGATGGCGCGGACAGGGAAGCTGGCCGAGTACAATGGCGTTCCAGTTTTTCCAGATAAACTGGCGGCGGAACTTGAAGAAAACGCGCTGCGCATCACATCCCTACAGAGCAAGCAGGCTCCAGACATTGACACGGCCATTAAAACGGTCAACGCCAGCGGCAGACCGACTATGCGCGTGGCAGGGGAAACAGAACAGGCATTTCACAAGCGCCTAGCCAAAGAATATGAACGGCTGACCGGCAAACCCATGCCGACAAAGGCTGGCGGTGATGAAAAACTGATCTCTGAACTTTTGTCGCGCAACAAGGCCATTCAAAAAACGTTGCAGGAAGTGGAGCCCGGCCAGGACGTTGCGGCGTTGCTCAATGCCTACAATGATTTTTCGTCCAAAGAATTTTTCGGCAGGTTCGGCAGGGACAGCGTAAAACAGGCTAAAGCAGCGCGCAGGCTCGAAAACGTAGCGCAGAAATTTGCTACGGACACCGGCGTAGATGACATTATCCGCGCAATAGGCCGCGATGAGGCGCAAACCGCCATGCGCAGCCATTATCAGCAACAACTCGGGGCACTTTTAGACAAAAACCCCTCCGACGCGCAAATCATGCGATGGTTCAAAGAAAATCGCCGTCAACTTGGAAAACTTGGGTTGCATGACGAGTTTTTAAAAACAGTTCGCAGCCAGCAGGGACACAGGGATTTAGTCAAAATTACCGGGGCGGATACGGAGCAGCTTTTTGCCACAATCATGGCGGGAAAAGGGCGGGAACAGCGTCAGGCACTACAACCTATACTGTCTCGGATCAAAGACAAACCGCGCGCCATGGCAGGACTGAAAAGCGCATTTCTGGAATATCTTACCGAAAAAATCGTGCGGCCACTGGCAGCGGATAGGGTAGGCTTCGGGCGCGTTGCAGAGCAGTTGAAACAACTCGATCCCACCATCCAGAAACTGTTTTCGCCAAAAGAGGTTGCAGAATTAAACAAGGTGCGGCAAGCCGTCGCCATCACGCAGCGGCTAACCCAAGGCAGCCCGCTCGGCGGGTCTCAAACGCAGGAATTGTTAAAAGCAGCCGGGAGGGTTGCGGACGGAAAACCGCAATCAATGGTTATGTCCGCCATTGTAAACATCGGTGCTTATGGCGCTGGTAGTCAGGCCGGTGGGTGGATTGGCGGCAGCATCGCGGCAGGAGCCGTTCATACGGTGCGGGAAATGGCTAAACGCCATGGGGATAAAGCCGTAAGAATGTATTTTGCCAGAGCAATGTTTGACCCGGCTTACGCGCAAAGCCTTGTGAAGTTGACAGCGCAGGCTAAAAAACCCTCGGCGGAACTGATTAGACAGATCAACGCACAAGTGGCGCGCACCGTCATGGCGGTCAAGACCCAGAGCGGCGGCGATTGAGGTAATCCACCAGTTCGGAAATCATGACAATACCAAGGCAAGACGCCATGATGAAAATTTGCGTATTCACTCCAGTATTTTTCACGAAATACATACCGGCAAAAGCGCAAAACGCGCCAATCAATGTCAATTTGTTCATAGCGTCCTCATAATGTCGTAAGCAGTTAAGCTAGCCGCCATCCACGGCAAAAGACTTTTATACATCGCAAACCACCACATGATTTAACACTATCTAACCACGCACCCGCTGTCAAGGCGGGTTTTTTATTGGAAGGAACAAACATGGCTTGTAAAGGCAAAAAAACCGCAATGGCTCCCCGTCCTCCGCGCAAACCGAAAAAAGACACCAAGAAAGCCTAACCCATGCCCAACACTTGGCAAGATGCACTCTACGTCCTCATGTCCGGCGTCATCATGCTGGGCGTTCCGGTAATTGGCTGGCTGGTCAACCGTGGGTTTGGCGCGATGGAAAAGAAACTTGCTGACCTGGACGGCAGTGTTTCAGGGCTGCGGCAGGATTTAGCCAAGGAACGCGAAGATCGGATTACCCTATACGGAGAATTGTCGTCCAGAATCGCGGCGCATCGGGCCATCTGCGACGAGCGCCACCGGGAGAAATAATCATGGACTTCTTTGAACACGCCATTACCATCACACTGCAACACGAGGGCGGGTACGTCAACGATCCTGCCGACCCCGGCGGCGAGACGCGCTACGGGATATCTAAACGCGCCTTTCCGCATGTGGACATCAAGACGCTGACGCTCGACCAGGCGAAAGCCCTATATCGCTCGTTCTATTGGGAGCGCGGCCCGCATCTGATTAAACTGCCGACCGTCGCGGCCAAGTATTTCGACCTGTGCGTCAATGCTGGTGTGAGCAGGGCCTCGAAATGGTTGCAGGAAGCGTCCAACCTGTTCGGCGCGGGGCTTACCCTTGACGGGCAGGTCGGTCCGGTCACGGCGGAATGGGTCAACCGTTATCCGCACCAAGAAGCGTTGCTGTGCGCGCTCAAGGGGCTGGCGTTTAACCACTATGTAAGTTTGGGCAAGCCGCGCTTTCTTGCGGGTTGGCTGAATAGATTGGAGGCGTGATGGAAAAGTGCAAAGAGCGCACAGAGGTGTATAGCCGTGTAACGGGATTTTTTAGGCCAGTGCAGCAGTTCAATAAAGGCAAGAAGGCCGAATATCACGACCGCAAAACGTACAAAGTCACCCTTTCAATGGGGAGCGAATGAGTCCAGAACAGCGCATGGAATCGGCCTACCGGGAGAATCCCGACATTGGCCGGTATAGATTGGCAGATGAGGCGGGAGTCGGGGAGAAGACGGCCCGCCTTTTTCTTGATCGGCAGAAGTCGAGCATGGTCAACGTGGTTTCCCTCACTGACTGGCATGTGCCGTACCACGACGAAAGGGCCGTCAACTGTGCTTTGAAATTCTGCGAGTTTACGCATCCGGACATTATCGTGATGCACGAGGTTCACGACTTTTACGAGTTGTCGCGGTTTAGCCAAGACCCAATGCGCAAAGAGACGTTGCAGGATGAACTGGACATCGCCACCAAATACTTTCGGCGGCTGCGTAAACTTTGCCCGGAATCGCGCATCATGCTGCTGGAATCCAACCACCTCGACCGGCTGCGGCGCTTTCTCTGGACGGAAGGCAGGCCGCTTGCTTCCCTGCGGGCGCTGAAACTCGAAACGCTGCTAGAACTCGACCGGCACGACATCGAACTACGCGAGAATTTTAACTACAAGGGCGTGCTGTTCAAACACGGCG